TAATCCATTTATCCCGCTAGTGATTCCACGAATAGATCCTTGAAGACTTGTGCTAGCTTCTTCATTAACAATTGAATCTGAAAAGTTAGCCCATGAGTCGCCAAGGTTGGATATAGCGCCGCTTAGCGTTGCCGCCTGCCTCTCCATGCCTCCAGCAAATTGCACGTTACCAATATCTAGTAGGTACTTTTGTATTTCTGCGGAGTTTTTTCCAACCTCTGTGGCCACGCCTCTAAAGGTAAATGTAACCTTGTCGCCCTCGGATTTTGATTTTATACCAAACTCTTTAAGGCGCTCAAATTCGCCGGTTACGGCATCCGCAACCGCCTCAACAGCTTGGTTAAGTGACTTACCCATTGCGCCCGCAGTGTTACCTAGGGACGTTAGCGCCTCGTTGCTGGGGTCTAAGCCTAAATTACTTAGTTTTATGAATGCGCTGGTTAGCTCGCTTACTGCAAATGGAGTTTCAGAAGCAAAATCTTTTATTTTCTGGAATGCCGCCGAAGCATCTTCCATGCTTCCTGTTGTAGTTACTAAAGAAGTCCTAAGCGTTTCAAACTCTATATTAGTTTGAAGTATGCCTCTAGCTACAGCGCCTGCACCTAAAGCAGCGAATGCAGCGCCAATTCTTTTGACACTGGACTCGGTTGTATTGCCCTGCCTTTCTAGCTTATTGAGATTTTTAGTGGCAGCAACTACGCCTTTAGAATCAACCTTTATGCCTAGTGTTGCGTAATCAGTCATTACTCTGCCTCTTTTCGCTTTTGATTCTCATTATGCACTTGATCTCGAAAGGTGTGAGCGATCCATTAAGGTCGCAGTACGCTTTTATCTCGCTGTACGTTATCGCGCCACTTGTAGCGTTATACAGTTCGATAAATATAATCCAGATATAATGGAGCTTAGTATCTAGCTCAATCAAACCGTCCAGAGTTGCCTTTGCCTTGTCGCTCTGCTTTGCTGCCTGTCGCTGTAATTCCAACCGGCTAACTTTTGAACCCTCAGTGAACCCATGCCAGTAAAATTCTTGCTTGGCATAGGTCACTAGCTCATTAATTAGCCCTTGGTAAAATTTGATCGGGTAGCTACAAAACTGTCTACCTGGTCGCCAATTGAAGGAGAGTTAACCAGCAAGTCAGCCAAGAAAGCGCGGTCAAAATCAAGCGGCTTGCCTTTATCATCAAACCCACGCCAACCTGTTACGGCTGAGGCTAGAGTGTCCGCGATAATTTCAGCATGTTTAGCTTCGTCAAAATCACCACCCTTCACTAAATCAACAATCTTACGCTTGCCTGCTAGCTCTGCTTCACGCCATGCGCGGGAATCAACACCCGACACAGTTAGAAAGCATTCGGTAGGCTTGCCGTCAATAGGGCTGATAATGTTCATCTCTGACCCACTTTCGTGGGCCTCCAATGTGTAGAGTGATTTAATATCCATTAAACAGGGTTCCTCTGGATGATTAAACTTTTACCGGTTGCGGTATCTTTAACACCAGCAAAGGCCATGCTAATTGTTACGCTGCCATCGTCTGAAACGTCAGGGTTGCCCGACATATACTTGATATTAGGCATGTAAACCCAGTAGGCGTTGCCATCATTATCAATCAACTCAAACTGCAAGTTAGATGAAGTCTCACTGATAAACTTGTTATAAAGCGTAATATCATCAAAAAAAGCTGAAACTGTGCCGCTTAAATTGAATTTACGAATGCCAGGTAATAACGAGGTATCATCAAAAATGACAAAACGTCTATCCATTGAATTATCACAATTAAAGTCAATAGACTGAATAACCGCAGTTAAAGCGCCGTTATCACGAATAGAACCGGTAAAAGAGTCATAAGGCTCGGTGATTGTTGCTGCTGGGTATGTTGCACCGCTCTTCGCTGAGGCTGTTGCGGGTTCTAAATCTTTACCAATGAATGATACTGAACCAGTAACAACAGAGTCAGGCGAAATACTTAATGATAGAGAAGAGGCGTTTAGACCTGTCATATAGACATAGGTGCCTTGGTCTGCAAAGTAGCGCTCGAATGTTGCAAAGCGACGAGAAACGCCATTATCTACAGTCGCTTCAATAACAAATAGCTCGTCACCGCCGCCCGACTCAGTGGTCATTGTCTGGCCTTCAATTGGCGCAACACTTAAAATTAAAGCTGTTACTGCAGTAATTACAAACCGGCCATTTAATCCAGAACCCACATAACCCGAAGAGGTAGCCACCTTTCCAGCAGTGAAGCCGTCCGATACAAAAGAGCCAGAAACGCGCGTAAAAGTGCCGTCTGCTGCGTCTGCTGTAATAGCACCGCTAGTCACTTTAGTTGACCAAGTTCCGCACAATGCCGCTTCGATAAAATCATCTTGAGCACCATAAGCTAGCTCAAAATTTACGTCATTACCTACTGACTTATTGCCATGGCGTACAAATTCAAATTGACGGCCTGCTGATAATTCTTGCGAACGAATTTCAGACTTTTCTAAGCCAAGGCTTGTCCCAGTATGACGGAACGGCTTTAGTGTTGGGCTGCTTGGGGTTACTCCGTACGTGCTTTCAAAGCCATAGGTTAAGCGGTGTTGCGATCCATCTGCAATAGACATAATTATACTCTCGGTTGTGTGTATGATCTGAACTCAATAGTAATAGGGATCATATACCACGCCCCATCTATTGCGCCTCTTCCTGCTGATACTTTTCTAATTCTAACATTAACGCCGTTGTAAGTTAATACCGAGCCTCTTTTGAATTGATCGGCCACGCCATCAACTAAAACTTGAGCCTCAGACTTGCCTAAATTACTGTCAGCAGGCGTAAATGCGTCTACTTGGTAAATGCCTAGAGTTTCATCAATGCCCGCAGCGCCTAATTCTACCTGCTCTGTGCTCGCTGGGATTAAAGTCTCCCGTAAATACTTAGCCCCAGTCACTGGTAAATATTTTACATTCTCCCACGCCACTGGGACGCTATTAGCTGTAGCGTAGGTGTTTAAGTTTGCGCTTAATGCCGCTGATATATCCTGGAATGCAGTGCTCATTTAACAGCCCTCGCTTGCTTCTTTACTATTCGATCAAATTCTAATACGGATACTCGGACCATTCCTTCTGGCGCTTGTGTCGAGCCCCCTTCTTCTATTTTTTTAGCATAAGGCAGATTGTTAACAAGGTAGGCTGTGTCGCCTAGTTTTGCAGTGCTTGATATAAGTGCAATTTTGGCAATGGTTGCTGCGCCTGACTTATCCTCTCCAGCTACTATTCCTCTCGATGGAGAGCCTATGCTGGCTTGCCAGTTGCCACGCAATGTGCCGCCCCTATAGCCCTCTGGATAGCCGCGAGCTGATATGTAATCGACGTACCTTCCTTTGCTTTTATCAAAATAAACCCAATTTTCAGGATTGCCAACAGGAGTACGTTTGACAGCCCTACCAAAAAGACCAAACAAAGAGCCTCTAAATATCTTATCGCCGTTTTTCTGAGTCTTGTCAGTAAAGCCTTTTAGCTGCGACGTAAATGACATATTAAACCCTCAACTGCACTTCATATAATACGGGTGTTCCCGCTGGGTTAACTTCCTGCACATCCATAACCTTATACTCCACCGCATTAACGGTAATAATATCACCCACTTCTGGCTTATTGCCAACTTCCATTAAAAAACGGCTATCGGTCGCTAGTACTGAAGTTCCATTTATTCTATTTGTTTGAAAGTCTAGCAATACGACTTTTGCGCTATATGCTGTTGATGTGGCACCTGTAGTCGTGCCTGTAGCTGGGTTTAATGAGCCGTCATTGTTATCGTGCTCCCATGTTGCGGCTTGGCCGAACTCCTTCAACATAGCGCTTGCATCGCTTGCCATGTCTGTATAGAAGCTCACCCTCTAGTTACCTGAAAGCTAGACCCGCCACTGATTCCAGTTAGCTTACGTTCTAGCGCTTTAATCTTTAAATTGATAGCGAATGGTGCCGCGTTATCGGCATATTCTTTTTCAATAGGGCCGACTTTTGTACGCTTAACAGATCGCTCAATTGTGTTTAGTGGGTTATTGCCTGCATCAATTGCAATCGCAACTTCGGCTTGAAGATTTATTAATAGTTTGGGGATTTCGCTAGATGTTACCGCGAAGCTGTCAATGTACACATTAGCTCTAGGCCATTGCATATCTTGATCTTTAGTGAGCTTTAAGCCGATGAAATAAAGACTCTCAACGTATAGAGCTGCATTCAATAGCAGCTCTGCCACTTTGCCTGTAACCACCGCCCCGTTGTTAATCGTTACTCCACGATCATTGGCGTAGGTCGAAAAATCGGCATCGCTAATATACGAGTTAGCCCCCGCCACAATTGACCCGTCTTCTACAACAGTAGTCATTTACTTAGCCGCCCTGGTCTTTTTGGCTGGCTTTTCAGCTTTAAATCCCCAAATTACATCTGCCGGGTCAAGGTCTGACTTATTAATATCTACCGGTTGACCTTCGCGGTCAATAGTTACTATCTCGCACTTTTCAGACATTATTAAATCCTCTTTTGGTTTGCTTAACATTACGGCTTATTTCTAAGCCGCAAGAGTAAACACTTCCGCGTTTTTAATT